CTCTGGGTGATGCCTCCCTGAATGAGCGACAAAAGTCAAAAATTGTCGATGCCATCGCAAACGCGGAGTCTACGAAGGAAGCTAAACAACTTCACGAGACACTCAAAGCTACAGTGGGATCAACGCCTAACAGCAAGAAAGGTCCACAATCACTTAGCGAGACAGTCAACCGAAGATCGAACTTAAGTTCTATGTTGAATTCGAGACAAAACATTAACGAAAACAAGCAAAGCAAAGATCCATTTTTGGAGAAAATGCAAAAGCTTGCAGGCATAAAATAATAACTTTAAGGAGAAATAAAATGTCTATTATTGAAACTCTTACAGAAGGGATGGTACACCGCAACATGCAACAAGAAGGTGCATCACTTTTGAATAAATGGTCACAGACTGGTCTTTTGGAAGGCTTGTCTAACGACGAACAGAAGGCTGGCATGGCTCGTCTTTTGGAAAACCAAGCTCGCGAATTATTGCGTGAGTCTAACACTATGGCTGGTGGCGACGTTGAAGGTTTCGCTGCTGTTGCTTTCCCAATCGTCCGTCGTGTATTCGCTGGATTGATTGCAAACGATTTGGTTTTTGTATAACCAATGTCTTTGCCTTCTGGTTTGATCTTCTTCATGGATTTCACATTCGGATCAGAATTAGGTGGTCGTGAAGCTGAAGCTCGTTTGGGTCAAAACTCTGACGATTTAATTTATGGTCAAGGGATTGTTGGTTCTGAAGTAATTGGTGGTGTTTAATTGAACTCTAACTCTTTAGACAAGCAACCATATGGTTTTGCAGCTGCTTATTCTTCACCAACTGGTTCTTTCAACACGACACAACTAGTTGCTACCACAAATTACGTTGTCTTGAACGACGTTCAGTCTGGACCACTTGATGGTTCTGCAACTGCTTTGTTGACAACAGACCCTGCTGGTCCTACAAGCGATTTGTTGAAACTTATTGAATTTGACGCAGACGTAATCGCAGAAACTGATGCAAATGCTGGCCAAACTGCATACTTCTTGGCTTTGACTTTGGCTAAATCTGATGTTGAAACCGCTGCAGATAGAATCAACATGCAACAATTGTCTCAACTTCACGCTCCAATTGCAACCTTTAATGCTGCAGGGACACCTGTTTCCAATTCAGACTCAGATGGTGTTTTGAACTTCAAGCAAGTTCGACGCTTAACTAAATATGATCGTGCAACTGATAAGTTCACATTTATCTACGTTGGAACAACAGATATTACAACATTGGGTCGAATTGACTTAGCGGCTGCTGCAATCAGCAATACGGATGGTGTTGAAAAAGTTGCTAAAGCTTCTTATCCAACTGAAGATACTATTGATAATAGTGCGACTGGTGGTGCTGGCTCAATAGCTGGTGGAGCCAATTGGGCACTCGAAGGGACAGGTGAGATCCCAGAGATCGACATCAAAGTTGACTCAATCGCAATCACAGCGGTAACCAAGAAGTTGAAAGCAAAGTGGACTCCAGAATTGGGTCAAGACTTGAACGCTTACCACAACTTGGATGCTGAAGTAGAATTGACCTCTATCCTTTCTGAGCAAATTGCTCTTGAAATCGACCGTGAAATCTTGTCTGACTTGGTTAACGGCGCAACTGCTGGAACTTTCTACTGGTCTCGTTCACCTGGAATGTTTGTAAACCGTTTGACTGGTGCTGAAGTTGGAGCTAGCACAACTGCCCCTGACTTCACTGGTACTGTTTCAGAATGGTATGAAACTTTGATCGAAACTATCAACGACGTTTCTGCACAAATCCATCGTAAGACTTTGCGTGGCGGTGCTAACTTCTGCGTTGTTTCACCTGAAGTTGCAAACATTCTTGAGTTTACTGCTGGTTTCCGTGCAAACATCACTGCTGACGCTGACAAAGGCGACATCGGCGCAGTTAAGGTTGGTTCTTTGAACCGTAAGTTCGACGTTATCGTTGATCCTTACTTCCCACGTAACGCAATCTTGGTTGGTCGTAAAGGTTCTTCTTTCTTGGAAAGTGGATATGTTTACGCTCCTTACGTGCCATTGCAAACAACTCCAACTATCTTTGGACCTGAAGACTTCGTTCCTCGTAAAGGTGTTATGACACGTTACGGAAAGAAGATGGTTCGTCCGGATATGTACGGATTGGTTGTCGTTCGTG